TCCAATGCTGTTTCATTTTTATCTACTGCTTTTGCAATCATTGTTTTGTATTTATTTTCGATTTTTTCTACTAGTTGTTCTTCCTCTTGCTCGATCTTCGCCTGTTTTTCTTCATCTAATGCTTCCTGCAATTGTTTGAGTTCTTCGTCATTATCTTCATCATCATCACATTCACTTAATGAACCAATATGTCTAACATGGTCATCATCTAATTCTTCATCCGGAATCTTTGGCACCTTAAACATTTCTGGAACATTTATTGTAGTTTCATTAATTGTATATTCTATTTCATCATCAGAAGTGTTTGATTCAGATGAACTATTTACAGTGACTGTATTATTGTCATAATTTGTATTCTTTCTTTTATCGAACTGTATTTCTTTTATTTCAAGATTAATTCCACCCTCTTCATCTTTAGTATCAATCTTTATTTCTTTTTTTTCTTTATTTTCATCAATTTCCATTTTTAATTTTGCATTTTCTCTACACATAACACTAATAATTTGGTCTTTTTCAAAAATTGTTTTACGTAGTTCCTTAACCAGTGGCAGCCTTTCAATAATATCAAGAGTGGAATTATTATTTAATCCACTAATAAACGTTTCTACTTTTTCCTGAATGCTTTCATGAATATCACTCATAAGATTATTGGTGCTAACTTTTGATGTAGTAGACATGTATTTCTCCATTATATGTATTTTTTATAGTTTCTTTGTTTAATATGATTTAAAAAATATTATAAATTGAAATATATATGTCTAACACTACTGTAACGAACGAAGAATTTGTTAGTAAAGTAAAAGATTTATCCGGAAATGACTTTAAGGACGCGGTAAGAGAAGAAAAAAGAAAGCAAATAATTCAATTAGTTTGCAGACAAACAGATTATACTACAGAAGAAGCAGAGGCTAAATTAAAGGAACATAAGGGAAATTATATGAGTGTCGTAAAAGAGTATTTAAATCCAAAATATAAAGAGGAAAATAAAAAAAAAGTAGAAGAACACGAATCAAAGAGTAATAATCAAAAAATATATACAGAAATACGAGGATTTATGGATAATGCCGTAAAAGGTTATGAATACAGAAAAAAAGTTACTGAAATAATTAATAAGAAACGAGAAGAATTATTAGTACAACAACAACAACAACAACAAGAAAATAAAAAGATAGATGAAAAGAAATAAAAATATATTGATATTATATATTATGAATATCAATATACCAAAAAAACCTACAACATTATTAAAACACGGCACAAAGTTACATGATGATTATAAGTGGATGAAAACAGATAAACAAAAAGCGGTAAATGTTATAAAAAAATTAAACAAGTCAACTAATAAATTATTTAATGCTAATAAAACTGTTCAAAGAGAATTAGCAAACGAATTTAAGAATAGAATTGTTGAAAATTATGAAACAATACCGACGCGAAAAAATAATTTTAAATATCAATATGTTATTAAAAAAGGTGAAAATTATGGAAAATATTATTGTATAAATGGGTGCACTAAAAAATTATTATTTGATTGTGAAAAAATGGCAAAAGAACATGAATATTGGGATATGACCGGACCATTAATTTCAAAAAATGAAGAAAAGATAGTCTATTCAGTTGACTGTGTTGGAAATGATGAAAATAAAATATATTTTAATAATTTTTATGATAATAATAGTATTGAAATTAAAAATCCAAAAAAAATAACACTAACCAATGATTTTTTTTTGGCAAATGATTCAAACACATTATATTATACCACAATGAATGATTCGGGTCGGTCAAATAAAATATGGGTCACCAAATTAGACGATAATAAGAATCATAAATGTATTTACACAGAGAATGATGAATTATATACTGTAAGTATCTCAACAACATTCAATGGCGATAAGGCTTTAATATATGTAACTTCGAATGATTATACAGAAATCTTATTAGTAGAGAATAACGAAATAATAAAAAAACTATTTTCAAGAAGACAAAAGGCATTAATCAGTATTGACTACAAAGGTGGAATATGGTATATATTATTTGAAAAGAATAATAAAACTCGTATGATTTATTCAACAAGTAAATATATTGAAGACCATAAAACGTGGTTGCCTTATAAAAAAGACATAGTGTATGAATATTTTATTTTGAAAGGCGATTACATGATTTTAGGAACAAAGGTGAATGGATTATTAAAAACGCACGTATACATGCTTTGTGACAATAAAAAAAAATATGAAATTAAATTCGATAATCCAATACATTCAATATCGTTTCCCGGATTAGAGAATATGAATAAATATGAGAACAAGATTATCGTTAATTATGAAAATTGGTTAATTAAAGGAAAAAAAATAGAAATAAATCTTGAAAATAGAAAGCAAAATTTAATTAATGAGATAAAAATACCTGGATATAATCCAGATAATTACATTTTAGAAAGGGTTTGTGTAAAAGATAAATTATTAATGACTATATTGCGAAAAAAAACTACAATATTAACAAAAGGACCACATAAATGTATGTTTGATGGTTATGGAGCATATGGTTCTGTTTATGAAGCAGAATTTGATATACAAATTCCAAGTCTTCTTGATAGAGGATTCATTTATTGTATTACACATATTAGAGGAGGTGGATATTATGATACAAATTGGTATAAAGAAGGTAAAATGTTAAAAAAAATGAATACCTTTCATGATTTTATTGCATGTATTGATTATATGTTAGATAAGAAGTATACAATACCTGAAAAGGTTGCAGTGTTCGGTAGAAGCGCTGGCGGACTTCTTATTGGTAGTGTATTGAATATGGCTCCAGAAAAAATAGGATTAGCAGTTATGGGAGTTCCGTTTGTTGATATTATGAATACGATGCTTGATAGTAAATTAAATTTAACAACAGGAGAATATTCAGAATGGGGCAATCCCAATAAAAAGAAATATTTTGATTACATGTTAAAATATTCACCGTACGATAATATAGATTTAAATAAACCATATCCAAATATATATCTTTACGGTAACTTGAATGATTCGCGAGTTCCTTACTGGGAGCCATTAAAATATTATGCAAAAATTCGCGAAGGTGAATCATTCCAAAATGATAATAGTGAAATAAATATACATATTAATACTGCATTTGGACATTCTCAATCAAGTGAAAGATATCAGGAATTGATAGAACAAGCAAAAATATATAGCCTTATATTACATTATATAAAATAAATATAACAAACACATAAAATTTGTTATATTTAATTGAAACCAAAATTACTTGTGAGTAATTTCTTTTTGTGTGGTGTTCTATTGCTATCACTTTTCATTTCATATGTGTTAATTGTTGACAAATTATTATCACTGTTATGAATATTTTTATTAATAATATATTCATTATTATCCTCATGAAGTTCTGGTAAAACTCGCGTAAGTGGTTTATCAACCACTAAAATAAGTCGTTCATTTTGAAGTAATTTTCTATATTCTTGAATAGATAAATTTCCATAGAATTTATCTAACATATAGTACGGGCATGGAGCGGGTTTAATACTTTTTTTATAATCGTATATTTTTCCATATATGTGATTTAACAAATGATAGCGTTCAAATTTGATTGAGGTGTCAATATTTTCATTCATCAAATGTGAAACAGCACATTCAGGACTACAAAAACAGCCATATACTTTGTATGAACCGTTTATTTCATGTTTTGGAATAAATATAGGCGGATTATCAAAGTTATATGTGCAATGAAAACAATTTGATTTTTTGTCAACAATATTATTATGTAAATTACATTCTAATTCTTTTAGTTTTACCCAAATTTGTTTAATATTTGTATCTTGATTATTGATATTATCATCTAATTGCTTTTCTGGTTTTTTATCAATAGAAAAATTTTCCCTTGAATCATTTTTGTTTGGTAAAATATCAAATTTTAAATCAAGTGTTTTTTGGCTATTTGGAATATTGTATGATTCTATTGATTCAATGTGCGGATTATAGTCAGTATTAGAAATAAAATACGAGTTTTTAAGTTCACTTGTATTACACTTTAAATGTAAAATTATATTTGGTTTGGTATTTTTTATAACATGATTTATAGTAGCATTTTTATTTATAACCTTTCCTCCTTTTGGTTTCCTTCCACGTTTTTTTGGTATTTTTGGTTCGGTTTTTTCTTTGTATATTCCTAATTTTTTTTCTTCTTCAAGAGTTTTTTTTGATTTTCTTCCGCGTTTTTTCGGTGGTGGTTTTTGAATATTTGTATCGGCGACCATTATACGTGAAATATAAATAAATTGATTTATATTGTTTTTAAAAATTCTTTATTTATTTAATAATTCGTAACAATTCCTACAAACAGGAATATAGTTTTCAGAACCAATAACAACTTGTTCACATTCATTACTAAGTCTATGTGTAAAGATGGCTTTTTTTTTCTTGGAACAATGCTTACAAATAGAATTAAGTTTGACAATATTGTCTGCCATAGGAATCAAATCCAATATATTACCTATTTTATTTCTTTTATAATCACCATCAAGACCACACACATGAACTGTCATATTATATTCATTTACCCATTTATTAACATATTCTACAAGGTCTGGAAAGAATTGCCCTTCATTAATAAGAATAACCCAACTATTTTTATCGGAATTTTCTTCTATTATATTAACACTACACAAACTAGAAACACTTATACATGGTACATTATCTTTATTGTGACTGAAAACATGTGTTGTTTCGCCATAACGATTATCGCTACAATGGTTAATCATAATAGTTGGAACAATTCCATTATATTGTCTATAAAGTTCTAGTAGACGGGTTGTTTTTCCTGAAAACATTGGTCCTAGAATAACTTCTAATTCACCCATATTGTTCATAATTACAATAATATGTTTGTTTTATTGTAAATCAATTATATATTTAAATACTAATTATCATATAAAGGTAATGTCAATCCCATGGGTTGAAAAGTATAGACCACAGCATTTTGATGATTTAATATTGAGTACTTTAAACAGAAAAATATTATCAAATATAATAGAAACTGGTTTTATTCCAAATTTATTATTTTATGGTCCTCCAGGAACTGGTAAAACAACAACAATCATTAATCTTATGAATAGTTATCAAAAAAAATATAATCAACAGGGAAAGGGGTTAGTTATTCACTTAAATGCGTCTGACGAGAGAGGTATTGATATTATTCGAAATCAAATAAATAAATTTGTCAATTCAAAAACTCTTTTTAGTAAGGGAATCAAATTTGTTGTGCTAGATGAGGTTGATTATATGACAAAGAATGCTCAACAGGCATTATGTTATTTGTTACAAAAACAAAAGGATACTGTTAGATTTTGTTTAATTTGTAATTATATTAGTAAAATAGAGGAGTCTTTGCAAAATGAATTTATGAAGTTGCGATTTAACCAGTTACCAAGTAAAAATATAGTAACCTTTTTGCACAGTATTGTAGAAAAAGAAAATGTTGATGTTAATGTAAAATGTCTTAAAAATGTTCAAATAATGTTTAAATCAGACATAAGAAGTATGATAAATTATATTCAATTAAATCAAACATCTTTAAATAAAGAAAAAATAATAGATGAAAAAAAATGGCAAGATATTTTTTCATTTTTAACAACAAAAACATTGCCTGAATCAAGAGAATACTTATCGGATATGAGTTCAATTTATGATATTGAAAAAAAAAATATAATAAAAAATTTAATTAATTATATTATTCATAATAAAGATTATAAGATAAATAAAAGTTTTTTAAATATGATAGAATTTATTGTGCATGACATAGATGTTTCAAGTGATTATTATATAAATTATTCGCTTCTAGCATTACGCGAACTGTAAATACTGTAGTATTTTTTCATTCTTAATTCGAGTTTTTTAATAAACTCATTTGGAGAAGTTTGTTTCGGATCAAAGTTAGATTTCTTTAAGCCATATTCGGAAAAAATGTCTTCAGCCTTTTTTTTATTTTTGGGGGAACATTGTTCCACAATCACGGAATCAGTAACAATCCGTTCAGATGCACTCATTTAAACTAGATTTAGAAAATAATTGAAGTAGATTAACTTAAAGAAATTATATCAAACACATATAGATGACGCTAGCGGGAGACTTAACAGAAGAATGGAATTCGTTTTTAGTAAATAGCAAACAAGGAAACCTTATATTGTCACAAACATTCGAAGACAAGGTTACAGAAGATGCTACAACTACAACGATAAATAAACTTCCTAAATGTAATGATATCTATATATCAACAAAAACAAAACAGGCTGTTTTATCTCAACATTTGGATTATATAAACATATTTTGGGATCTTCCAATCTTATCATATAGTTCTCCAAGTGAAGGTATTATCAAAAAGCAAATAAAAATAACAAATCTTTCACAAAAAGATACAGATGTTATGAATGAAAAACTAAAAGAAGAAATCCTAATAACTAATGATTTACTGTCTACAGTACGAAATACATGCGAAGGTAAAGCACCTAAATATAAAGATGTGCACAAAATTTCAGTTGGAATTTCATCTAAAGATATAATGAGTCATCGATGTAAAAAAAAGGGAGCATTTTATAACTGTTTTGTTATGATAATGCGTATTAAAATAGACGGTATATTTAAAGAATTTCATGTCAAGGTTTTTAATACTGGTAAATTGGAAATACCTGGCATTCAACAAGATAGCACAATGGATATTATTTTAGATAGAGTGTTAAATATTTTGAAACCATACACAGACGATAGTCTTTGTTATATAAAAGACTCAATAGAAACAATACTTATTAACTCAAATTTCAAATGTAACTTTTATATTAATAGAGAAATATTGCATGAAAAGTTGAAATACAAATATAAAATACATACAGCATTAGACCCATGTTCTTATCCAGGGGTTCAATGCAAATTTTATTATAATAAAAGTAAAAAAATCCAAAATGGAATTTGTGAATGTCCAAATCAAAATTGTGTAAACATGAAGAAATATAAGAAGAAAACAGTAGACTGCATTGAGGTATCATTCATGATATTCAGAACAGGAAGTGTTCTAATTGTAGGTGGATGTGAAGTAGATGTTCTTACTAGTGTTTATGATTACTTAAAGAAGTTATTAATTGATGAATATGATGACATTAATGTTGAAATGGATGGTAATATTGTAGATAAAACTAAAAAAAAGAGTCGCAATAACAAAAAGAAGATTTTATACTTTAATAATATTGCCTCCGAGGGGAGTTTTAGTTAATGGTGTTAGTAAATAACCAGTTAATAATTTTATTTGGAGAATGTGTTGTAATTAATGTATCAAAATTGCTATTATAAATATTCATACTTATATGTTTGTTCAAGAAATTAGGATATTTATTAATTTTTTTAATAAATAGTTCAATAACTGCTAAGAGTTTTGTAATTTCGATATCCTTTAATGTAACTAAATCAATAAAATGGGTTGCTTTTTTAACCTTTCTTTCACATAATTCATTATCATCACAGTCATATAATAATTTTGAATATATCTTTGATGTCGTATTTGCTATACTTTCAATCTTTTTTTTATTTTCATTTGGCAAAACTTCCTTATCTAATGTAATGTAAAAAATTTTATTATAAATAAGTGTTGATTGTTTAATTGTTTCAATAAAAGATGCTTCTTTTTCATTAATTTCCATTTTCTTTCTATAATCTGAGTTTACATCACAAATTGTTTTTTTATAAACAAAAAGGGTGGCATCTTTTGAATTAAGTTGTAAAAAACTATGACTATCATTTCCTATTTGGCCAATAAATTCAATATAATAATAATACGCTTTTTGACAATGAAAATATGTTAGATCTAAATTTTTTGTATACATTATTAAGAGTGTATATATGTGATGTAATGTCTCAATACCTCTCTCTATAATAAATTTAAAATAACCAGGATCTTGTATAAATATACTTTCTGATACAAGATTAATGTATTCATTTATCAAAACAGAATATTTATTAACATAATCATGAATATCTTCAAAATCGAAGGTTTTATTATAATTTTCTGTATTATATAAGGACTTTTCCTTTTCTTTAGACATTTTTATATATATATGTTTCATATTTAAATATTTATATTCGTTATAAGTATTTAAAGATTATAAAAATTTTAGTATATAAATGACCGAAACAGGCGAACACACCCAGAATTATCGATTACCGAACCACAATTCTTTACAACATTGTTCAAAATTAGCCATAGTAGAGGATAAACCCTTAATGTTTGATTACTGGACAGATTCCCTTGAAAGAAAAGTTCTTATTGGTGTTAAAGAAGATGGTGAAAAATTAATTGTTAAAAGCGAAGAAGAATATACTTCTCCTATTGCAAAGATCTACAAGGTAGAGGAAGAATATATTATTGTAACTGAAAATTCTATTTATATTGTTTCATCTAATATTGACACTAAAAGAATTTCTTAATGTTTATAATATTCATTAATAATCAATATTGCATATTATAAAACAGCAACTATAAAGTCTTTATTAAAATCTTCTCGGGAAATTTCTTTTCTATTAATGTAAATGTCAGTCGCCTCATTTAAATTATCGCTATAAATAATAGCCAATTGTGTGTTATCTGATTTATTTAACAATTTGAATGGAAGTAAATTACTATTATTGACTATTTTATCTTTTTTCACCCAAAAATGAACTCCAACATTTTCTTCATTAACAAGTGAAACATTATATTTTTTACTTGCTTTGAACAATAATATTGATAAGACAGATTGGTCTTGTCTGTGATTGTTTCTTGAACTTCCTTCAGGAACTATAACATCTTTTTGTAATGAATATTTATACCAATCACTAATAATATCTTTTGCAATGTCACTTTTAAAATTACAGGCAATTAAATTAGCACAAATGGATGTTAGTTCATTATGATGTTCTTCCTTTGTAATCCCTAATAATTTGCACGTTTTTGGATGATTTAATTCAATACTTTCTATTGTTTTTTTACCTGGACCAGTTGGTGTATAAATACCTTTGGATGATACTATTTGGTAAATATCCGTAATATTTTTTTTTGTAAATCTATTTGCTGAATCCATCCAAATAAAAATATCTGTTCCAATATTTTCTATATTATGTATTTCATTGTATATAATAATTGGCTTGAAAGCATAAGACATGTTTAATCCATTATATTTATTAAAACTAACGTGTTCTGGATATTTACTGAAATTAAATTTTTGAATATTTAGATAGTTGTTAATTTTATATAACCGTTTTATGTTTTCATTACTAATCCCAATATCATATATAATTAAGTTTTTTATGGAAAATCCTTCGTTTATATAACAATTTACAAAATCACATAATGTCAAAATATATGCGTCATTTGATGCGGTAAGTATTTTATAATTCATATTAGTTTATACTAACTGGTTTTTTTATATTTTTAACTTTACTTATTATATAATGCCAAGACAAATATCTTATGGTTTATTATTTAGCAATGCAAATGCAAAACCTGAAAACACATATATACCTGGTTCTGGAGTTGGAGCAAGAAGTATTTCTAATCGCAGAAGATTAAAAATTAAAGCAACAGACAAAACAAAGGCTTGCAATTTATATTGCAATAATCCAAAATAATTATAATAATTATCTTTGTAATTATTATAATGGAACTAACCGCCAAAGATTTGATGATGATGTATCAAACTACATTACGTAATGTAGGTTTATACACGTCTATTTCCTTAGCACTTTTAGGCTATTCGCGTTTTTACAGAGGAAAGGGTATGATGATATACAACATTTCGTTCATTCTTATTAGTATGATCTGTCTTTTTATTGCTATTAACATATTAACGCATATGAGACACGACCACGCAATTATGTTTGAAAAATTAGATGATGCAGATAAAGAAATGTTAGGTAAGTGGTACCAAATTCCTATGTTTGTGCAAGTTATGTTATATTCAGTGATGACTTTTTCATTATATACTTTGTACCGTCAAATCCGTGATAAAAAATAATTTAAACGACAGTAGCAGGATTTGAACCTGCGCGCACATTGTGCAATGGATTTCAAGTCCATCTCCTTAACCACTCGGACATACTGTCAAAACTACAACAAAATTATGGAGGAGTCGGGGATTGAACCCGAGGCCTTCTGCATGCAAAGCAGACGCGCTACCACTGCGCCACACCCCCAAAAACTCCGAAGAGTAAGGTCCTGGCGCGACTCGAACGCGCTACCTTACCATTACTAATGGTATGCTCTAACCAGATGAGCTACAGGACCAGCAAGAGGTGGTAGGGGGGATCGAACCCTCGGCCTTTCGCTTACAAGGCGAATGCTCTACCACTGAGCTATACCACCACCTAATTACAAATAGTCAATAGTCTTTAAATCTTTTCGTACATAATATAAAATTTATATTATTTACTTTTATATACATGACAACAAATGATGAAAATATTGAATTAGAAAAAAAAGAAATAGCAAATAAAGAAGAAAAGGCTACAAATACAGAAACAAAAATTTCACAAGAACTACAAGTGTATAATAAAAAACAAAGTATCTGGACTGACAGAAGAATTTATCATGACTTTTGTATGGTTATAAACTATATGATTATTTCAGCAACATTATTAATGTTGACATATTTTCTATATAACTTAACAGACGAGATAAGACAATTTGATGTTGATGATATAACAAATGGCATTGATTCTGTAAATAAAAATTTAGACGGAATTAATAAATTTGGATATACATTTACTAAGCAAATAGAACAAATAGAACAATTTGATAGTTCGAGTTTACAAAATTTTGATATTACTAATTTTAATAAATTAATAAATAAGATGAATCAAACCTTATTTAATTTTGATATAAACAAACTAAATACTCTAATTGACAGTTTTCTCAATTCAAGAATATCCGAATTTGATATTGATGATTTGAATAAAATAGTCATTCAAATAAACCAAACTATATTTAATTTAAATAATGCAATTCAAAATGTTAGGCCTGCAGAAATTACTCAACAATATATAGAAAGTGCAACAGATATTACACCGCCAATTCCAACAAATTCACCTACTACATCTGTTCCACAGTCTCAACCGACTCCACCTACATCTCCAAATATAGGATTTTAAAGAATTTCACTGATTTTATCACTCTGTTCTTTTGTCAATGATTCCGGAAATTTAATTGTAAATTCTATAATTAAATGTCCTTTATGAGAATTTCTTTCAAGTCCCATATTTGGTATCATTTTTTTGTAATTTGGTTGAATAACAGTTCCCGCTGAATTATTTATTTTAAAAGTTTTTCCGTTAAAATATTTCATATCAAAAGAGAAACCACATAAAGATTCTTTTAATGTAATTTCTCTTGTAAAAAGTAAATCCAACCCATGTCTAGTAAAATCGGTATTATTTGTTATTTTAATAAAAACCTTTATTTCTCCTTTATTGGTGTCTGAGATAACATTTCCTTTATCTTTAATAATAATTATTTCATTTTCATCAATGCCTTTGGGAACATCAATATATATAGTTTCTTTTTCTACTTGTTTTTTATCCTCAACAAGTATCCATCTTTCAATTTCAATTGGTAAATTGCAACCATTGTATGCTTGCTCTAAGGTAATTTCGATAGTTTTGATAATTGGACTAGCACGTTGTAATGGATTATTAACAGGTACACCATTTCTGAATATCTGAATATTTGGGCCTCCGGGACCACCAGGAAATCCAGGGGGCATACCACCAAACATCATATTAAATAAATGATCATTTCCAAACGGCATTCCACCTCCGCCGCCCCCACCTCCTAAAAAAGGATTATTTTGTTCCATGTCATATTTCTGTCTATTTTCGGGATCACCAATATGTTCATAGGCCTCACTTAATTTTTTAAATGTTTCTTCATTTCCTCCTCTATCAGGATGATGTTGTAGCGATAATTTTCTATACTTCTTTTTAATTTCGTCTTGGGATGCATCTTTCGATACACCAAGAGTTTCATAATGATTATGATTCATATAATAAATTAAAAACATTTACTTAAATAATTATTAACGAATTTAAATATGCAATTACCATTTCTCACAAAATACAGGCCTATATTTTTTGATGATTATATCAATGAAAATGAGATAATCTCATTTTTAAAAATATTAGTGCAAATTGATTCGCTAAACCTTTTATTTATTGGTAATTCTGGTTCAGGAAAGACAACAATTATTAATTCAATTATAAAGGAGTACTATAAGGATTCTGGTTCAACAAATGATGAAGTAGAAAGTAACATTTTATACATTAATAGTTTGAAGGAACAGGGGATTCATTATTACAGAAATAATGTCAAAACATTTTGTCAAACTACATCAGGTATAAAAAATAAGAAAAAAATTGTTGTATTAGATGATATTGATTACATCAATGAACAAAGTCAGCAAGTTTTTAGAAATTGTATTGATAAATACAGTAAGAATGTTCATTTCATTGCCTCATGTTTGAATATACAAAAAGTAATAGATAGCATTCAATCACGTGTTTTTATCATAAAAATAAAATCTCATAAGGAAGAAAAATTAATTACTATATTAAATACCATTATTGAAAAAGAAAATATAACTATGAGTATGACTTGTAAACAACGATTAATTGCAATGTCTAACCATTCAATTCGAATCTTAATTAATTATCTAGAAAAAATTAAATTAATTGGCGATAAAGTAACACCTAATCTAATTGATAATATTTGTAATAATATCTGTTTTGATGATTTTAAGGCATATATTTCTATATGCATGGAAGAGAAAGACATTCAAAAAGCGTCTCAATTACTATTGAATATTTATGAAAAAGGGTATTCAGTAATAGATATATTTGACAATTTTTTTCTATACGTTAAAAATTGCAATGAACTAGATGAAACACAAAAATATAAAATGATGCCCGTTATTTGTAAATATATTTCTGTTTTTTATAACGTACATGAGGATGAAATAGAATTAGCCCTATTCACCAATAGTTTAATTAAAATTTTCAAATAATAATATTTAGAATATATATATATTATTATGCCATCCCAAACTAGAAATCCTGTATGTCCAGAGGTAAAAGATGTAAAATATATATTTAATAAAGGAACATGTAAATGTATTCTAAAACCAAAAAAAGGTAAACGACTTACTGTTAAAAAATTAGGTAAACCGATAAGAATAAAGTCTAAACCAAAATCTCCTCCGAAACCAAAATCTCCGAAACTTTCTCTACAGTCTAAAACAAATTTATTAAAAAAATATGGTGCAGTTGTAGTGAAACAAAGAGGAGCAGTAATAACCAATATGGTTGGAGAAAAGACAATTAATCGTGCGTTTGAACTAGTTAAAAAACTTGAAAAAGAGGATATTAAAAAAGTAAAAACGATCGCGAATAAAGCAGTTGATGAAGAATTAAGACGAAAAGGTATAAACGATATGGAGCCGATAAGTCCACAGTGGGATACAAGCAAATGGGTCCAAGATTTGCGAAGTGATATTTCAATAGCGCGCCGCCCGAAACTAATTAAAATAATTATAAAATATAGCATTCAAATAGACTTTGATGAGGAATTAAATGCGCCTACTCCTAAATCTATTACTCCTCCTGTTAAACAAACAAAAAGAAAACGGTGTCCTAATGGCACAAAAAAGAACCCCAAAACTGGAGAATGTGAACCAAAAAATAAAACTTTAAAAGCAAAACCAGGAAAAAAATCGGTTCAAGTAATCCCGAGTAGTACTCCTCAAGATCTAATAGTGAAGGGTGATTTAGTTATGGAAACTATTGGTAAGGTAAAAAAAGAAGAGAAAGCCAAAACACTAAAAAAAGATAAGAAGGTAAAATCAGTAAATAAATCTTTTAGACCCTCCATATACGACAAACTTGATACAATTAAATCGTTAAATAAAAGTGATGAAGAAATGATGAAAAATTATAATGGTGGTAATTGGCCATATGGTTCTATTTGTATACACGAAGCAAAAACAAAAACAGGTAAAAACCGTTGGTATGGTATGCGTTTTCACGAAAATAAAGATGGAAGAACTACCAAAATTAACCCACAGGTAGATTGTAGTAAATTTGGATCGAAATGGATTAATTATTATTTATCAGGGTTAAAACAGTCTATACGAGATATGAAAAAACAATCATTCGTAGATAAAATTGTAGCACCAAAACAATATCAAGCAAATTGTTGGTTTAATACATTCTTTGTTGTATTCTTTATTAGTGATAAAGGTCGTTCTTTTTCTGAATATTTTAGACGTTTGATGATACAAGGAAAGAGCGTTCATAATACGTATAAGATGGTTGCGGATAAAGCAGCAAAAATGAAAGATATTCCATCGAGATTACATAATGCTTTGTTTAGATTTAATGTTATGATACACGAAGCACTTATTGGACGATTAGGAAATTTAGATACAAATCAAATTATACGTGGTATAAATTCAGGAATACCTGTAAAAAATAGAGGCACTGCAATAATAAAAACGGGTGTAGCAAATAATCCACTTTCATTTTATCGAGATTTAATGAGATACTTAGATGATGACTATGTTCACATGGTTCCAGTTGATTACTATGGAGATGGTGGTAGGCAATCTTGGGTACGCATCGCTTCTGCTGCGATTCAAAAGAGCGTTTTGACATACGCACCTAGACACATTGCAAGAAGAGATTATGATGGTGAGACAAGTTTATCAAAAATAGCAAAAGCACCAGATATTATAGTGATAGAAGTATATGATAAATCATCAAAAACCGTTCAAAGAATACCAAACGAAATAACAGTTACTAGAACCAGTAACCCTCCTATAAAAGAATCTTTAGAAGCAGTAATACCAAAACGAGGTAAAATAACATATAAATTAGATGCTGCTATTGTTCGTAATACAAAACAGCACCATTTCTGTTGTTGCTTAACAATTAATGGTCAAGATTATGCGTTCGATGGAGTTAGTCATCGTCGTTTACAAAAATATAATTGGCGTAAAAATTTGGGTGAAGATAAAGAATGGACTTTTCAAGGCTCAGAAAAAATGCAATGGAATTTTAGACAAGGTTATTACATGTTATTTTACTATCGTACAAAATAAATTTGCGTAAAAAGTAAAGGAAATTATTAGTGTCCTTTACTTTTTTTATTTGGTTATTTTATTAAAAATGTCTGTTGCAATTTTCAAAAAAAATTTACCTATATCTATATTATTTGATTTTTTAGAAGATAATGAATGTGAACAAGAAGAACATACGTTTCACATTACAAAAGAGTTTTATAAAAAAACCATAATGCATGAAAATCTAAAGGAATTTTTACAACTAATCCAAGTGTATTATTACAAAAGTAAACAGTTTTACACAACAAGAGACATGACATACAGTCGGTTTTTAACTGTAATAAGACAAATATGTAACTATCACAAGATTGAAATTGATAATCAAATTCATTATAGTAAATCCAAACATGAAATAAGTTATAAAATAACAAGGCAAATTGCTTAAATCTTTAGTACTAATAATAACAAATGTTGTTTATAGGACCGCCATTTGGAAATTATATTAATCTACCAAATACAATATCTATTTGTGGTAGTTATACTCTTGAACCTAGACCAGGATTATTTGGTCAAATTATAAAAACGTTACATTATTCTAAGCAACATCAAGGTTGGGTAAACAAGATAGGCTTGAGAAATAAGGGTATTGATTACGCAATTAGTAAATATAAGGTTGGTGATGGATATATTTACAGTATTGCAATTTTAAATAAAGAAGAGATACCGGTTCTTGTAGAAAAAATACCAAAATCTATGGATATTGAACTTAATGTTAGTTGTCCAAATGCTGAAAAACATATGGTTACCGAAGGTTTAGGAAGATTTATATGCAGTGATAGAACATGGTGTATTATTAAATTGTCACCAAAAGCAGATAAACGTTTAATTGATGGATTTTACAAAGAAGGATTTCGTCAATTCCATTGTTCGAATACACTACCAACAAAACGTGGAGGACTTAGTGGACCAGCATTACGCCCATATACTAATAACTTAGTGACATATATTAAAAAGAAATATCCGGATACAACTGTTATTGCTGGTGGTGGAATTCAAACTATGCAAGATATAGATAATTATAAACAAGTAGGTGCAGATCATTTTGCAATGAGCACTATATTTTTCAATCCTTTCGCTAGTATCAAATTTTTTTACGATTTTTATACAACAAAATAGATATATTATAAATTATAGTATATCTATTTAATTAGCAACAAAATGCTTTGCTAATATGAATTCACTTTCTAATAATTGTTCTGGGGAAAGGCGAGTGAACCACCCAAATTTACGTCGGCTAAGTACTTCATCGGCTGGAATATATATACCATGGATGTTTCTATCAAAATGAATATATTCTCCATCTAAAAGATTATCAATAAGAACAGGTTTATTTTGTCCATCAATTGTTCCAATGATTTTTCCAGATACAAGGGTAATTTCATTTTGCATATACTTATTATAGCACCATTGATTTAAATCTCCTGTAAAATCTCGTTCACTTGTATAGTCGATTGCAGATAAACTTTCAGTGTATTCGCATAATTCTTTCATAACCGGATCATTCTTTTTCGTTCCCATAAATTTTATGTTAGCGAAACCAACTGATTTGAATGATGAAACGGTTCTGTCAACCGTTTCGCATACAAATGGGCTTGTTTGTGTATTTTGTTCGTAAAAGTCTAATAAATTTTGTTTGCATAAAAAGGAGTTGGGAACTAACATGCCACCATAATAATATAACAATCGCATAATGGCTTGTTTTCTGAGATGAGAACGAATAGGATCAGCCGTATGATAAATATCAACAGTCCATCCGGGAATGAGTTTTGTAAATGTGCGGTCATCGATAAGACAAATATTGAAATCTTTGCCGCATTTATCAATGATACTTTTCATAGTTAAGTATAAGTATGGTTGATTTATCTTTTCAGTGTTTCTGGAATAAAAACTTTCCCAATTTCTAGCATTAACATCATATGTAGTATGTATCCATATGATAGGTTTCTTACTAGATGCTAAAGAAGATTCGCTTAATAAATATTTTTTAATTAATTCATATTGTCTTAATTCATCAAAATGATTAAATTTCCTGTTATATCTTTCATATAATATACCAACTGCTGTTAGTATAATAAAATACATTATATATTTTACGATGTTCATATATATACATATGCTATATTTTTTTGATAATATTAATTTTTTATTGTTTTAATAAGTCCCCACCATGTTTTATTAGCCTCATCTATCTTTTCGTCTTGTTTAATAAGATTAAATGCTCGTTCAGTATCTACTTTACTTTGCTGTTCTTTTTGTTGTTGCATAAGTAATTTTGATTGTTCCAAAGAATTAGGTGCAGTATTTTGATTATTTCTATAAGCATTAAGGTCATCCACACTATTAAATTTTTCGCGATTTTCAAAATCTTCGTTTGTTACGGGTACAACTGTTTCAGTATGTGCCTTTTTTAAATCATCATAATTTAATTTACTAAATATGTCAGACGAATAATAAGTCGGCTTTTCTCGGGTTAAAGAGTACTGATTACTATTATTTTCTAATTCAAGACTACTATTGGCAACTACAATATCTTTTGTAGCACGTTTTTTTTCTTCAAATACAACACCCATTTCATTCATTGTAATTTTACGATTATCTGTGTTTTCATCACTTGCAAACCATTTGCCATATCCCTCATCACAATCTTCTTGTATCTTAATCTTTTCAAAAGATTCATTAAACCATTTATTAAAGTTAGTTTTATCCTTTATTTGATTGAGTAATAGTTCTTTTTCTTTATCTTCTTCAATAGAATACTCGGTTGATTTTGTTTTTTGTTTGCGAAATTGAAAAATTTGATAAACAGTTTTATATGCTTTCACAAAGAATAGAAAGTACTCTTTTGGAAGATCACATTTATCTGGATGAGTTTGGTAAACTATCTTTTTTGCCTGTTTTAAACTTTCTTCTGTAAATTCATAAGGCAATTGAAATAACCCAAGTATATCATTTAAATTATAGTTTTCTAAATTTAAATCAATGTTTTCCATATGTACAACTATCATAAAAAATATTGATTCTATAAACAAATTACCTATTATAAGAATTATTATAAGCAAACAGTGATGACGTTATACAATAACAAATAAACATTAATATATATATTATGATACACCGAGAACACCGGTTTTGTTCATCACTTCTTCCTTGATTTATAGTATTCATATTAATTAATTGAATTTGTTCTTCGTCACCGTCCGTGATTTTTGTATATAATACACTCATACAATGTGGGCATTTACATTCGCCTTCTATGTTTTCATGCCATTTTTCGAGGCATTCTTTGTGTAATTCTTTTTTACAACATGGTAATGTTAATACTTTATCAGCATCATTCATATCTTCATAGCATATAAAACATTCATTACCCATAGAACTTACAGAAATTGTTGTATCAATTAGGGCATCATTAATATCTTCTTCCATATAATTATATATTATGAAAATTTAAATACTTCTTAATATATAATTAAAATGGAAAAACGAGAAGATGTTTTAAAAAAGTTTTTCAATCAAATAGGCATTGAATTAGAGGCAACAAACAATTTAGATGGGGTTCTCATTACACGAGAAACACTTTTAATGGATGAAAAATACAACATTATAAAGAAAGAGGAATTAATACAAGAATTAAAGAAAATATTTAGTTCAACGTTTCTTACTAGTTTGCAAAAAAATGCAGAAAAAAACCAAAGATGGCCGTTGTTAAATTTAACAAGACAGATTTTAACTCAATTAGGATATAATATGGTTCCTCATAGAAAGAGCGATGGAAAAGATGCAACTGGAAAAAAGAAGTATAAAAGATTTTTTATTATACAAAAAACAAAAATAAAGGAATTAGATAAGAATGCGCCGATAGAAGAGTGTGAAAAAAATGAAAATATTACAGAAACCGCACTTTAAATAGTGATGAAAATATATATTATTATTTTTAATATATATTTACTGGGCAAATAATGAGGGAATTATGTAATTTCCTTCACTATCAATTTCATACTTGGCAATAATATTAGGATTCTTTTTATTTTGATAAACATCTTCCGGTGCATAAACATTTTGGTCTTTGTCAATATAGTAAACAATTCCGTTGAAATCTTGAGCCCATGTATGAACTGTTTTTACATTTTCAACCGAACTATTGGAACTAGTTACAATTCCATGTGGAGTTCCTTTCATATGAGTGCCACAAAAATCACATGACGAAGAGCCATCTTCATTCGTTTTTTTCCTACGTGTACATTGTTCTCCATTTGCTCGAAGTGCTTTGCATCTTTCAAAATAGGGAACCGTATTTTTAACTCGTTTGCGTTTCTGAAAATCGGTATCTTCAAGAGTAAGTGGATTATAGTCATAAATATATTGAAGAATAAATTGGATTACATCATCACCCTTCTTATTTTCTAGTTGTTCTTTATTAATACTCAAATGTGATTTAATGTCTCCCTTAAATGTTGAAATCCAATCATTGACCTTTCCTTTAACGCGTTTTTCCATATTGTTATTGTTTGAATTATTGTATGTGTATATTTTTAATTCAATTTTCTATATTTTGGAAAGACAATTTAAAGGATTCGATGTTAGCGTTCAAAAGCCGTACCAACTCTTTCTGGCAGAACAGCATAGAATATAACTAGTACATTAAGCCATAATAATCCTGGTAAATATTTTGATGGAGGGACATCAAGAAAATTAAATATAACGGCCAAAGCAGAATTTAAAAAACTGGCTAAAATAAACAGTATAATTAAGATTGTTGATTTTTCAAACATTATTAATATAGATATAGAAGAAAATTGATTAACAAACAAATTATTATAGGTTTAAGTACTCATGGAACCAACAAATATTACAACCGAGATTTGTGAAAATTTATGGAAAGAACATCTTGAAAAGAAAGACAAAGGATTTGTGGCTGAGCAGAAATTAGATGTCCAAAGTGAAGTATTTCTTGATATATTAGATAAGAATGCTTCTTTTGATGGAGTGTCTGAAGACTGGAAAATTAAAACTCCTGATATTTTTCAAAAAGTATTTCCTATATTGGAGAATCTTAAGAAAATTGACAAAATTGCGCTGAGTATTAGTGGTGGAGTCGATTCTATGTTGATGAGTAAATTATTGAAAATCTATTGTTCCCAACATAATATTAAACTCATTCTTATTCATATTAATTATAATAATAGAGAGTGTTGTGAGAGAGAGGAAAAATTCCTTAATTGGTGGGTACAAAATTACATTCATTGTGATTTGTATATTCATCGCTTCACAAATATTTGTCGCTCTAGAAATAGTAAGGAACGTGCACGGTATGAAGATATAACAAGAAGAATTAGATTTTCGTTTTATGAATATTTTGATTGTCCGATTGTTCTTGGTCATAATTTGGATGATTGTTATGAAAATATTTTCAGTAACTTATCAAAACGAATTCATTTTGATAACTTATTTGGTATGTCAGAAATATCAGTAGAATCTGATATTACCATTGTAAGACCATTACTAAATACTACAAAAATAGAGATACTAGAAGAAGCCGATATATTGAAACTACCTTATTTAGAAGATTCTACCCCCGCTTGGAGCAATCGCGGTCAAATGAGAGATACACTATTACCACATATTAGGAATTTCAATCCACAAATTTTGACCGGATTGAAAGAATTTGTACAGCATACTACAAAACTGGAAACACAATGGAATACTTCATTTAAATCATGGATTAAAAATGAAATTGTTAGTCATGACATAGATAAACATGTAGAATATATTATTAATGTAAACCATAGTTTCTTTAAAGAAAATTATGAAGATCTCAATTTTTGGGTAAATATTTGGTTTCATTATGATATTCCCAAAAGACCCTCCAACAAAAGTATTAAATCTTGTATAGAATTTATAAAAAAAAATAAGAGCGGCACTAAATTTCAATTGAATACTCTTGCAACTATTGAAAATATACCACGCAATGAAACCATTAAATTTACAGTATGTAATAATCATTTCTAGACTCATCAAACTGATTGGGAAATTTATCTAAATCTAAATGGTGATAAGTTAAAGGTATTTGTTGTTTCATATTTTTTATTCCAAACAATGGATGTTTTGTAATTTGTTCATTGGTTTCTTTATCTGTTATAGGACCAATATATACTGTATCGGCCATATCAGACCAATTCCCATCATGATCTCTATATTTAATTGTTTTTCTTATATATTCCGTGTCAGAATGTGTAGTCAATAATTCTTTTGCTACCGACGAATCATCATCTTTGTTGTCTGGGTGATAAATAAATGAAAACAGTTTTTTTGTAAAAACCGCAAATCGGACGATTCCGCCTTTATCAATCTTTTCGTTATTTGTTTCCGTATTTTCATAAAATCCCCATCCACCATAATGAATCG